AAAAAACTAAAAAAATGAATCTAGCTTTTTTGCATCCCTGCCCTATTTGCATAACATTAACAATTGTTGGATATTTATTTTATAAAAAATTAAAAAAATGAAAGTATATAAAAAAGTTCCTGATTATTATATTGGGAAAAATAAAGATAGAAACATTCAGGCGCGTTATGTTGTTAGCGATTTTGATTTAACATATAACGTTGGTACTGCGGTCACATATTTATTAAGAAGTCAAAGAAAACATAATACACCATTAGAGGATTTAAAGAAAGCAATAGCGCATTTAGAATTTGAACTTGAACGTCTTAATGAATAAATATGGCTAATCCCTATCAAAAATATTTAAAAGGTGAAGATAAATTGCAACGCGCAATAATTAATTATTTAGAATTTAATTATCCAAACGCAATATTTACTCACCCTATGAATGAAGGTAAACGAACACCTTTCGAACAATATAAAATGAAATATCTAGGCACAAAGCCTGGAATCCCTGATTTATTAATATTTTCACCAAACGCTAATTTTAGCGGTTTAGCGATCGAATTAAAATATAAATATAACAAACCTACGGACAACCAAAAAAAGTGGCTTAAATGGCTTGAAAATTGCAACTGGGCTACATATTGGTCAAACAATTTAGATGAATGCATTGAAATCATTGATAATTACTTTACTAACTCAACCAAAAAATCTTTAAAAAAATGAAATATCACACTGTTTATTTTGATGCAGAAAATCAAAAAATACGTTTTACACAAAGCCATCCTGATAATATTGCCGTTACTTACAATTACATTGGTAAATCTACTAGAGTAGAATTTGACTTGTTGATTGAACTACTATGGTACAAATATGAAGATGGTGAAATTGAACTTAACGAACTAAAAAAAATATTTGATGAACTGCGATCATTTTGCGATAATATAAAATACAATTTGATTTTGTAAAATATAATTTTACTTTTAGGAAATGGAAAACAAGAAAAATTATTATGCAGTTATACCTGCGCCAGTAAGATATTCAAAAAAATTAAAGGCTAATGAAAAACTTATGTATGGCGAAATCACCGCTTTGACCAACGACAAAGGTTTTTGTTTTGCGTCCAATGAATATTTTGCAATGCTTTATGGAGTATCTAAAACAAGCGTTTCAAAGTGGATTTCTAATTTAGAAAACAATAAATTCATTCGCATAAAAATGATATATCTACAAGGCACAAAACAAATAAAAGAGCGCCGAATATACATCACCCCCCTATTGAAGAAAAGTTCAATACCTATTGAAGAAAAGTTCAATACCCCCCTTGAACAAAAGTTAAAGGATAATATACTAACTAATATTAATAATATATATACTAACTATACTAATAATAATAATAATACCACAAAATCCAAAAAACGCCAATATTCAGAAAAAACAACAAAAGCGTTTTCATATTTTGCAGAACTATTTCCTTTAAAATATCGCCCTAAAACAGAAACACAAAAAAACAAATGGTTGGATTGTTTAGATAAAATACAACGGCTTGATGGTTATGACTTACGCGAAGTTTATAACATTGCAAAACAACTGCGCAATGATGAGTTTTGGCAAAACAATTTTCTTACAATACTAAAATTTAGAAATACTGATAAAAACGGAATTAAATATATTGATCGTTTCATGATGCAACATAAGGCCAAACAAAAACCCATTGGATTTAAAAAAATAAAAAACCTTCAAGAATTTTTTATATATAAAAATCCGGCTAACAACCAAAAAGAAATTGGTGCTAAAACTAAAAATGGTAATATTCACGAATTTCAAATTAAAGGACTTATGATGACAAATGAGTTTCAAGAATTAAAACAATATGTTTTAAATGAATTATAAAAAATATAAAATATCTAATAAGTTAAAAACAGATGTTTGGCAATATCTAAATGAAACTAATATTGGTAATCGGTATGAAGCTAACGGCAACAAAGAAGAACAATTTGTGGGACTTGTTGGCGAGATAATTATCAAACATCTGTTTAACATAAAACACGAATGGAAAAAAGGTTTTGACGGCGGTTATGATTTTACATATAAGGGTTTTAAAATAGATGTTAAAACAATGGGGCGAAACGTTGACGTTAAAGATTATTTTGTAAATAATTTTATTGCCTTTCAAAAATCATACGATTGTGATATTTATATTTTCTGCTCATTAAACAAACAAAAAAATGAATTATCTGTTTGTGGTTATTTAGGCAAAAAAGAATTATTAGCATTAGCCACATTGTATAAAAAAGGCGATACTAGAACAAGAACAAACGGCACAACCTTTAAAATGAAAACAGACACATACGAGATAAAAAACAATAAATTGAAGAATATTGAAAAATTATTTTATTATTTACCTAAATATTAAAAAAATATTTTTAGTTTAGCATAAGAAAACAAAACATAATGAAAACATTCCAAGATTTCGGCATTGATATTGGCAACAAATCATCCGGTAAAATAAAAACTAAATGCCCACAATGTAGCGCCACAAGAAAAAACAAAAGTGATAAATGTTTGTCAGTAGATATTGACAAAGGTTTGTTTAATTGTCATAATTGTGGATGGTCAGGCACAACTAAATTTGAAAAGAAAAAAGAGTTTATTCGCCCTGAAAAAATTAAAGTTAATCTTACAGAGCGCATAATTAAATGGTTTTCTGATCGTGGTATTTCTGAACCAACTTTAATTCATTGGAAGATCGGCGAATCTTTAGAGTATTTTCCACAAGTAGGAAAAAAACGTCGCGCTATAAATTTTAATTATTATCGTGAAAATGATTTAATTAATATTAAATATCGTGATGGTCAAAAGAATTTTAAAATGGTTTCAGGTGCTGAACTCATTTTTTATGGTCTTGACAATATAAAAACAATGGATAAAATTTATATTGTTGAAGGCGAAATTGATGCGTTGTCACTTCATGAATCAGGCATTTATTCAGTTTGTTCTGTTCCAAATGGCGCATCTAAAGGCAATCAACGTTTGGAATATTTAGACAATTGCTTTGAGTATTTCAAAGACAAAAAAGAAATTGTTTTGTGTACTGATAATGATTCGCCTGGAATACAGTTGCGCAAAGAACTTGCAAGGCGCTTTGGTGCTTATCGTTGTAAATACGTTGATTTTGGCGAATATAAAGACGCTAACGAAATATTAGTCACAAAAGGTGCTGAAACGTTACGAAACGTAATCAAAACGGCTAAAAACTTCCCATTAGAAGGCGTGCTAAATATTGAAAACATTTGGCAAAGCGTTTTAAACTATAATGAAAATGGTGTAAAGAACTATTCAATTGGTCTGCCTAATGCAGATAATTATTTTAAAATGTCTTTTGGTGAATGGTCAGTTGTAACTGGGATTCCTAATTCAGGAAAATCTGATGTTATGGATCAGGTATGTTGTAATCTAGCCTTGAAATACGATATGCGTTGCGCTATGTTTGCACCTGAATCATTTCCTTATGAAGGCCACATAAAGAGAATATCAAATAAATTAAATGAAACAAATTGCAATAATGAGCAACTAAATCAAACAAAAGATTTTATTCAGGATCATTTCTTTTGGGTTAAAATAGATTTAGAAAATTTAACGCTAAAAGGTATATTAAATGCTTTTCGTGAATTGGTATTTCAAAAGGGTATTAATGTTTTTGTCATTGATCCTTGGAATATGTTAGACCATTCAGCACAACGTGATCATTCATATATTGGGCGCTCATTGTCAGAAATAACCCAGTTCTGCCAACAAACAAACACCCATTTATTTTTAGTGGCGCACCCTAGAAAAATAGAATCAGAAAACGGAACTTATAAAAAACCAACGTTGTATGATATAAGCGGCTCTGCTGATTTTTTTAATAAAGCCTATAATGGTTTTATTGTTTATCGTTGTATTGGTCAACGCACTAAATATGAATCTGACATTGTAAAAATATATATTGAAAAAGTCAAACGAAAAGAAAACGGACAACTTGGCGAATTTGATATTGCACCTGATTTTAAAAATGGTGGTATTTATAAAGATGTTGATTTAGAAACTAAAAAATTTGAAGTTATAAAAGATAATTTACCTTTTTGATTATGGCAAAAGCATTACAACCCACATACAAACACCGAATCGCAATTCAATGGTGTATTAAAAATAATATTAAAGTCTATGTAAACCCAACTAAAAGAGGTTTAAAAGTAGAAATAAACAACAGAGGAAATAAAATTATTTCACCACAAACATACACTAAAACAGAAGCCAACAATAAATGTTGGGAATTATATTTGTATATTTACAAAAAATATTTTAAGCTATGAGATATAACTTTAACACAATCATTTATCCTATTTATGGAGTTCTTTTAGGAATCAATTATTGGAATACTAAAATGGATCACGTTACTACGGAATCACCACTTGAAGAAGGTGAAGAAAATTGCCTTGAAATACATTTCTTTTTTATTGGCATTACTTTTATTTGGTACACTGACAAAAAATAATGTTGTACTATGGCAACGAAAACCAACATATTAAAAAAGAATTTATTAGAAGCATTGGAAAAATCATTGGGGATAGTAACAACCGCTTGTAAAAAAGTCGGATGCAATCGTTCAACATATTATAAATATTATAATAGTGATCAAAAGTTTCGTGATGCAGTTGATGAACTTCAAAACCTTACGTTAGATGTTGTTGAATCTGAACTGCATAAGCAAATAAAAGAAGGTAACACAACTGCAACAATATTCTATTTAAAAACCAAAGGCAAAAAACGTGGTTTTGTTGAGCGTCAAGAAATCCAAATGGAAGGCGGCATTGAATCTAAAATCATTGAATGGAATCCGGCAAAGGAACAATAAAAGAGTTTTGCAATATCCAATTTTATCAAACGCTTAATTCTAAATCTAGAATTAAAGTTCATCAGGGCGGAACGCGTTCGGGAAAAACGTATGCTATTTGCCAATATCTTATTTATCGTTTAACAACTACTAAAACGCCTTTGACAATATCAATTGTCAGAAAAACATTGCCTGCCTTAAAACGTTCTGTATTGCGTGATTTTATATCTATTGCCACAAAACTAGGGGTGTATTATAAAGGCGAACATAACAAAGCTGAAAACGTTTTTCGTTACAATGGTTCAATGGTCCAGTTTATATCAACTGATGATCCGCAAAAAATTAGAGGTGCAAAGCACGATATTTGTTTTTTGAATGAAAGCAATGAATTAAACTTTGAACATTTTCGCCAGTTAAATATGCGTACTGTTGGCGAAGTCATTATTGACTTTAATCCTTCTGATCCGGTGCATTGGCTTTATAATGAAGTCATTGAACGTGATGATTGTGATTTATTTATAACTACATACAAGGATAATCAGTTTCTGCCTAGTGAATTAGTTAAAGAGATAGAGAGAATAAAAGAACGTGATCCTGATTATTGGCGCGTATATGGTGAAGGCCAAAGAGCGCAATTCTCACAACGTCAAATATTTACTAATTGGAAATATATTCCATTAGCTGATTTCCCACAATTTGATGAAACTGTTATTGGTATTGACTTTGGATTTACTAATGATAGTCTTGGAATATTAGAAGTCGGTAAGATAAAAGATAAATTATACGTCAATGAACTGATGTATAAAAAAGGTATGACGAATCGAGATATAGCAGACTTTTTAAAAAACATTGGCAAAGCTGATGTTTTAGCGTATTGTGATAGCGCCGAACCAAAATCAATTGTTGAACTTCGTCAAATGGGTATATTAGCTAAAGGCGCAGTAAAAGGCCCAGGATCAATTAACGCCGGTATTAGTTTAATAAAAGAGCATGAGGTATTTATATCTAACAAATCAACAAACCTTAAACACGAACAACACACATACTATTGGCAACAACTAAAAGATGAAACAATTATTAATAAACCTATTGACGCAAACAATCATTTAATGGATGCTTTACGATATGCAGTTTATTCTAAATTTAAAAACAGAACTGAATTTTTTGTTGTCTAAAAAACTATTTTAAATTTTGTATTTTTACAAAAATTTTATATCTCAATAAAATATGGCTTCATTATACGATCGCTTGAAATCCTTAATTACAAAAAACTCACAACAAACGGCGGAACAATATAACCGCGCCATTTACAACTGGTTAGGCGATTCGATCGTTTGGAATCCTGAAAATGATGATTCTTATATTACTGAAGGTTATCGCAAAAATGCAACGATATATTCGTTGATTAACCTTATAACAAAAGCTGCAACTACAATACCTTTTCAAGTATATGAAAAGACTAATGAAAATGATTACAAGCGTTATAAAGCAATGACTTCAGGAACGTTTGATGCTTCAACAATACACAAAGCAAATTTATTGCAAAAGCGTTCGTTAGTTGAATTACAAGATACAGAACTTCACAAGATACTTGAAAGACCAAATCCGGCGCAATCTTACAACAGTTGGATTAGTGAATTGATTGCTTTTGGTAAATTGACTGGTAATCGTTACATCTATGGTATTGGGCCTGATACGGGTGCAAACATTGGGAAATATACAGAACTTTATGTGATGCCTTCACAAATTATGGAAATTGTTTCAGGTGGTATTATGAAACCCGTTTCTAAATACAAGATAGAATATAACGGAACTTATGAAATACCTGCATCAGAAATATGCCATATAAAAGATTTTAACCCTTATTATGATGGAACTGGATCGCATCTTTATGGTCAATCGCCATTGCGTGCCGGTTTACGTTCATTAACAACTAACAATGAAGCCACACAAACGGGAGTTAAATATTTACAGAATCAAACGGCGCGTGGTTTATTAATGAGTGATGAAGGTGACATAAATGAAGTTCAGGCACAACAATTAAAAGATAAATTCAGAAAACAATTCCAAGGATCAGACAATGCAGGGGATGTTATTATAACACCTAAAAAATTATCGTGGGTTAACTTTGGATTAAATGCTGCTGACGTTTCATTGATTGAACAATATAACGCATCTATAAAAGATTTGTGTAATATTTACAATGTACCGGTTCAATTGCTTAACAATACAGATTCTAGTTCTTACAACAATATGAAGGAAGCCAAAAAAGCGTTATATCAAAACGCCGTTATTCCTGAACTAATAAAAATTAAAGATGAATTAAATCGTTGGTTAGCGCCTAAATATGGCGACAAACTTTGTATTGAATTTGACTTTTCTGTTGTTCCTGAACTACAAGAAGAAACTGATAAAGTTGTTGATCAATTATCAAAAGCGTGGTGGATTACACCAAATGAAAAACGTGCTGCAATGAATTATGGTAAAGATGAAGATACAAATGCTTTAGATGATTATTATATCCCTGCAAATCTTATTCCGGTTAACAATAATGAAGTTGATGAACCTTTAGAATCTATTGATGTTGATGTCAATAAGTTCTTAAATAAGGATGAAGATTTAAAAAAAAAAGAAATTTCTGAACGATTAAGAGCGGCTTTGAAAAAAAAAGCTGATGATCACAACGATGAAGTGAACAACGCCGCTAGTAAAAAAACAAATGTTCCAACACTATTTAAAGTTTATGAACGTGGGATTGGTGCTTATAGAACAAACCCTTCAAGCGTAAGGCCAAGCGTTTCATCGCCTCAACAATGGGCAATGGCTAGAGTTAATTCATTTCTTTATGCTTTAAAGAATGGTAAATTTAGAAGTGGCAAACACGATGTAGATTTATTGCCTGAAGGACATCCAATGAGTTCAAAAGATAAATCTATTGACAAAGCCGATACATATTCCAACTATCCACAAACTGCAAGTAATAACGCTAAACGAATGATTGAATGGCGTGAAAAGTACGGCTCTGAAGTTAGAGCAGGAACGCCAACGGGATGGCGACGTGCTTCAATGTTAGCATCTAGAGCGCCACTTACAATTGATATGCTTAATAGAATGAAATCATTCTTTGCACGTCACGAAGGCAATCAAACAATTGCTGATCGCTATAAAGATACGCCTTGGCGTGACAATGGTTATGTCGCTTGGAATCTTTGGGGTGGGACTGCAATGCGTGATTGGGTTAACAAAAAACTAAACCAAATAAACGATTAGTTTGGCAATAGACAAGGACAAATGGCAATCTGCATTTGAAAGACAATTAGATATTGCAGAGAAAAAACAAATCGCTAAAGTAAAGCGTTATTATAAACGCGAATATTATAAAGGCGTTGAATCTTTTGTTTCTGATGGTCAAACAAATTTCCAATTACTATTTGATAATAAAGACTTGTTAAAAATATATCGTGATTTGTACACCGATATAGGAATGCGTTTTGCTAAATGGTATGTCAATAATTTTAGAAAGTTTATAACAAAGGCCGTTGACACATCGGCGTTTGATGATATTTGGGCCAATGCCTTTGCGTCTTTTGGATCAGCTATTGGCGCTCAACGTGTAACGCTTGTAAATGGTACGGCTAAAAAAACGCTTATAGATTTAACAGAACGATTAATGAGTGATCCGGAGTTTATGACATTAGGCGCAATTGAAAAGGGCAGGATATTAAGAAACCAATTCAATCAATATTCCCAATGGCAGGCTGAACGTTTAGTTCGTACTGAAGCAACTGCGGCTGCTAACTTTGCACAAGCCCAAGCCGCGCAAACAATATTTCCGCCTGAACAAATGCAAAAAGAATGGATTGCTAGTTTTGATGATAGGGTTCGAGATACTCATTCACAAGCTGATGGCCAAATTGTTATGGCTAATAATACATTTTTAGTTGGTGGCCAACCTATGATGTTCCCTGGTGATCCTGCGGGTGGCGCTGCTGAAACTATTAATTGCCGTTGTTCGGTTGCATATTTTCCAATTGAAGGCGCTGAAACTATTGGTGACATTACAACAATTGGATTTGGTTTGGCTAGTGGTGGCATTAATGAATTTTAAAAAATCGTATATTTACAAAAATTTTTCTTATGAATACAATTCTATATAAAGCGTCGCCAGTTGGCGAATTAATTGATGCTGATGAAAAGGACGGAATAATAAAAGGTTATGGATCATATTTTGGAAATAAAGATTCCGATAATGATGTTATAATGAAAGGCGCATATAAAAAGACTATCGCCGAAAATGGTGAACGTGTTAAGTATTTATATCAGCACGATATGAATCAACCAATTGGCAAAATGAATGAATTGTATGAAGATGACAAAGGTTTAGTTTTTGTTGCTGAAATCGCTAAAACACAATTAGGAAAAGACGTTGTTGAACTTATGAAGTCAGGCGTTATAACAGAAAATTCAGTTGGTATTATGCCAATTCAAAAACAAGACAAAGGCGATTATCGTGAAATAAACGAAGTTAAATTATATGAGATTAGCGCCGTTACTTTAGCCGCTAATGATCAAGCCAAAATATTAGATGTCAAAGGTAATGTTGACGTTGAAAAATTATCAAAGAGATATGATAATCTTTGCAAACTTATTCGAAAAGGCGACATTTCTGATGAAATGGGTTTTGCCATCGAAGCTGAAATATTAAAATTAAAATCATTATTTGTTGAGTTCACGAAGCCGATTGATGAAATCACTTCGCCGGATGTTGAGATAAAAAACAATGATTCTGACGTGTTAAATTATTTATTAAATTCCTTAAAAAATTAAAAATGGAAGAAAATTTAAAAAATCAATTGGATCAATTCAACAATGCTATTGATTCCAAAATTGAAAAATCAAACAACGAAGTTGTTGAATCTGTTGTTGTAAAAGCAAACGAGATTGTAAAATCTGAAGTTTCTGAAATGGCAACTAAATTAAATGAGAGATTAGACGCTATTGAAGTATCTAATAAAAAAGCGTTTAGCGCTAAAAAGAGAATGACTTTCAAAGGTGCTTTAACTGAAGCATTAGAAGATGGCGCTATTGAAAACCTTGCAAAAGGAAATTCAAGAAGTGCTTCATTCTTAATCAAAGCTGATATGACTACTGGCGCTGATTTTACTGGTGAAGTTATTGCTGCGGATAGAGTTCCTGGTTATAAATTTGATCCAACAAGACCATTGCACATTCGTCAATTATTAGCACAAGGATCAACTCAATCTGACGTTGTAAGATTCGTAAAAGAAAGTGGTTATTCAAATGGTGCTGCTGCAACTGCTGAAGGTACTACATTAACGCAATCTGATTTTGACATGACTGCTGCTGATGCTAACGTTAGAAAGATCGGAACTTATTTCCGTATTTCTGAAGAAATGTTAGCTGATACACCTCAATTGACTTCATACCTTTCGGCAAGAGCGCCTGAAAAACTTTTAGAAGTTGAGGATACACAAATTTTAAGTGGTAACGGCTCTGCGCCAAATTTAAGTGGTATCATTACTGATGCAACTGCATTTGCTGCCGGTGATTTAGCTGATTCAGTTGATGAGGCTAACCAGTTTGATGTAATTGTAGCTTGTTTAAATCAATTAGCAGGTGCAAATTACAATGCTGATACAATCCTTTTACACCCTTCAGATTTCCACAAGATTCTATTATTAAAAGATTCTCAAAATAATTACCTAAAAGACCAAGTTTATTCAGGTTTACAACCGGTATTTATGGGCGTGAAAGTTGTTTTAAATACTGCTATTTCTGCCGGATCATTCTTAATCGGAAACTTTGGTGTTGGAACACAACTTTGGGTTCGTGATGGAGTAAACGTTGAGTTCTTCAGAGAAGATGGAACTAACGTTCGTGATGGATTTGTAACTGTAAGAGTATCTGAAAGAGTAGCTTTAACAAACTATTTACCAAATGCGTTTGTAACTGGAACTTTTGCTTCTGCAATTGCTGATCTTGAAACGCCGTAATTTACGGATAATCAACCATAATTTAAGGCCTGGATTAATTTCTAGGCCTTTTTTTTATGCTTTATTTTTAGGCGCTCAACAGATAAGAAACGAAAAAAAAGAAAAAAAACTTTAAAAAAAAAGTGAAAATATTTTTTTAATTCCAAAATAAAATGTACTTTTGGAAAACAAATCAATAAAAATTATGCACAAGTCAACAATTAAATCGCAAGTAAAAAAACAATTTCAAAATGTTGAAATTATTGAAATCAAAAAATTTAAATTTGGAATGTTCTGTGTAAAAGTTAAAAAAGAATTGAAGCGCACAACTAAAATAGGAAACATTTTCGGTGAAACAAATTTTAACAAATCAGAAAACGGAATTGTTTTAGATAAAAAAATAAGTTGGTCATAAAAAACATTAAGTAAAAAAAACAAACATTATGAAAAATTTTATTATAGAGCAAATTAAGAAAGTAGAAAATGAAATGTATAGAGCAGTAGAATTGGGAAATCATTCTTATGCACAAGCATTATATTTTGATGACTTAATGCCATTATTAAAATATTTAAAAACTTTAAAATAAAACATTAATCGGCGCGTTTCGGCGCGCCATAACATTAAACATTATGAAAACTAAAACTGGATTAACGATTATACACGATGGCAACCGCGTCAACGTGTACACTAAACAAGAAATTGAAGAACTAGAAAATAAAAATATTTTTGATAAATGTTTGAAAGCAGTTCTAAAAATATTAAATTTAAAAAATTAATTATGTGGGGACTTGACGAATTTCCGGATGATGATCACGAATTTGAATGCCGAGTTTGTGGTGTAAAATTATTTGAAGATGTTTACGTTTGTTCAAATGAATGCTTTTTAGCTGATCAACTATGAAAAAAAATATTAAGTTTTTATTAACAATATCATTTTGGATTTTTTCTATACGACAAGTAATGATGTTTAACGATATGCTAGCGGCGATATTCTTATTTATTCTCGGAATGTGCGTTGCTTTAGCTAACGAAAATTAGTCATGATTTGATTAATTTATTGGTTTGTTTAGAAGGCGGTTATTAATTTAACCGCTTTTTTTTATAACTTTATGTTATGAATGCCAATCAATTTGGTTGCTATGCAGAATATTTATTCGCCGTTGAAGCAATGAAAAATAATTTATATGTTTCATTTCCTTTGCTTCATACATCACCTTATGATTGCATTGTAGATTCGCCAAAGGGTTTGTTTAAAATACAAATAAAAGCCATTAACGAAAGCAATAGAAAACGTAAACGAATCCAATTGCTAGATCGTAATAAAAGCGCTTACAGTAAAATTGACGTGGATTTCTTTGCTATATACTCCAAACAACGTGATGGTTTTTTTATAATTAAAAATGAAGGCACAATTAAATCATTTAGCGTTGGTTTAGATAAATATTCAAATTATTTTAATAACTTTGCATTACTTTAATGTTTTCTTATTGTTTTCTATTCTTCGAAAATGCGTCGCAAATTTATGTGGCGCATTTTTTTTATCTTTACAAAAAATAAAAGATTATGAAACTAAAATTAAAACAATCAATTCTGCGAGGCGGTAAACGCTATGATGAAGGCGATAAAATAGAATTGCCTGACAACATTGCACAAAATTGGATTGCCAAAGGTTTAGCTACTAAAATCGGAAAAAAACAAAACAAAGATAAATTTGAAACTAAAGAATTAAAAGTTGAATATATTGAAATAAAAGACGATGCGACAAATAAAGATTAATTCAACAACTGGATCAGAAATTCTAACTACTCAAAACGTCAAGGATTACGTTCGTATTGATACAACTGCGGATGATAATTTAATTACTGCAATGATTAGCCAGGCGCGTATATGGTGTGAAAACTACATTACGCGTGACATAGTCGCCAAAAACAGAACTTATTATTTAGATTCAACTAACGGCATATTTGATTTGCCATTTGGTCCAATATCAAGTATTTCTGAAATCACTATTGATGGAACTGCAACAACCAGTTATGAAATATTAGGGTTAGATAATGAAACTATTGAATTGGATCAAGGGCCTGCTGAACGTGTTAAAATTACCTATGTAACACAAGGTTTAAATGATGCTTTAGTTAAACAAGCTATGCTTCAATTGATTTCAACGTATTATGATAATAGGGCAGATTTTATTGAAGGCACAAGCGGGATAGCAAACAATTCTGAAATACCAACATCAACTAAACAAATATTAACGTCTTATAAAACAATGTTTATATAATGCAAGCCGGCAATTTAGATTCTAAAATAACAATCAAACGATTATCTAAAACTTCCGATCAATTTGGTGGTTTTACATCTACATTGTCAGATGTTGCAACAGTATGGTGCGATCTAAAGCAAATAAAAGGCGAAATAAACGATAAATTTGGTAAAAGGGAACAAGATATTCAAGTTGAAATTACAATGCGTAAAAACACCGCAGATTTAATTCAGCTAGGTGACATCTTTACATTAGAAAATGGATCACAAAAATATAGAATCAATGACAAATTTGAATTTGATTTGGATTTTTACACAAAATTATTAGCAACTAAATCTGTATAATGAACGTCAATATCAAAATAGATCAATCAGATTTGTCTAAACTAAAAAGAAAATTAGATAATTTAAGAACGTTTGAATCTAAAAAATTATCAAATGAATTAGGAAGAACTGGATTTGATATTGTAAAGCTAGCCAAGAAATCAGCCAAAGTTGGAAAAGTTCATGGCGGTACTTTACGCCAATCCATAGGCCTACAAAAAAGCGGTAAATCAATAACAGTATTTGCTAACGCTCATTATGCGCCTTATGTTGAATTTGGAACTGGTGGAATGGTTGATTTAGATGATATGAAAAAACTTGGTATTCCTGAAAGCTATGCTCAACAATTTAAGGGCAAAGGGTTAAGGGATGTTAATTTACCTGCGCGCCCTTTTTTCTTTAGTTCTGCGCGTGTTGGATTTAAAAATTTATTAAATCGTCTTAATGGCGAAATAAAAAAAGCAATTAAATAATGTTAGAAGCAATTCATTATGTTCGCAAGGCTATACTTGCAAAGTTAAACGGGAATGTTACAATTAACAGTTCAACAGTTCCGATTTATAATCGTGTTCCAACAGATGCTTCATACCCTTACATTCGTGTTTATTCAGTTTCTAATGATGAAATAGATCAAAACCAAAGTTCATTTACAATGGAAACAATAACGCGCGTGGAATGCGTTACAAGATTTGTTTCTGATAGTGGTGGTGAACTGGATTGCAATCGTATGGTTTCACAATGTTTAAACTTATTGCGAACACGATCAGCAAATTATATTGATTTAACATCGGATGGATTTAACGTTTATACAAGCGTTAATGAAGGCGTTAATTATTTACAAGATGATCTCACAGATCATACATACTTTAGAGCAATTATTGAAATATCTAATAAAATAGAAGAAATTTAAAATGACTAAAATAAGCGAATCAACAAACGTAACTTTTGATTTAAAAACTATTGGTTTAATACTAGGTGGCGCAATCTCTATTGCATTGACTTTTTTCACATTGCAATCAGGCGTGGCACAAAACACAAATGACATCCAAGAATTAAAAGACAGTTCTGTAAATTCAACTGAATTTAAATATAAAGATGAATTGATTCGCTCAACTATTTTAAGAATAAATGAACAACAAGAAAATATTGTTGAAGATATAAACGAAGTCAAGGAACAATTAAATAAAATAGACGAAAGATTGTTTGATTTAAAATCTGAATAATGAAATATATTATTATATGTTTTATCTTCTTTACTAGTGTTGTTAAGGCGCAAAATAAAGAAGGTATTTCAGTTGTTCAATACTCTGCTGATTTTGTAAAAAATAATGAGTTAGACTTATCTAAAATGACAAATAAGAAAATAAACAATTATGAAACATTGTATTTGTCAAATAATTCAAAGGCATTTAAAAAAGAAAATATAAAATATTTACCAACTGTTGTATTGTACAACAATGGTTCGGAACTCAAAAGAATTGAATCTAATATTGCTTTAGAACTCCCTAAAAATACATTTGATTTAATTTATACTGAAATTGAAAAACTACTAAAAAATAAATTCTAATGAAAAATAAATTACTAATTATACTATTGTTAATTGGGTTTTTTGCTAATGCACAATGGCTAAAAAATATATTTGAATATTCAACGCCGTTTTTTAGTTATAATGAAACAAACCCTTTAACAACTGATGAACAATATTTTGTAACACAATTTGGCGATGTCATCAATGTAACGCCTGAAAGATCAAATGATTATCTAATGACGTTTGGGATTCGTAAGTTAGCACGTTTTGATTATGAAAATAAGGCGCGTAAATGGTACGATGGAACAGAACAAAACACAAGCCTTTCATCTAATAGTGGATCAGTTGTTGGATTAGAATATTTATTTCAAAAATCTTTTGGTCGCCAACGAAATATGGAATACAAATCGCATAGGTATTTTTTAAGATACTTAAAAAAATATTGGTCTATAAAGGTTGAATCACAAAAAAACGGGATTATAAACCTTAATTATGACGCTGCTGATTTACGATTTCGTTTGCCAATAACTAAAAACTTAAATTTTTCTTTTGGTGGTATTGTTAGAACTCATAATTCATACGGCTATAATCCAATAACAGAATATTTAAAAACAAATCAATGGTGGGATTTAGCTTATGAATATGATTATTATGATACGCCTTATGGTATTGATAATGATTTAGATGGCGAAAATGATGTTTATGATTGGTATTGGTATAATTTAAACGATAATCAGGTTGCCGATACTGATGCAGATTCTAGAAGAAACGTTTACCAAAGAATTGTAAATGATTATAACAAACGCGAACTTGATAAAATTGGAACGCTTTACACATTATCAACTGTTGTTGGTTTAGATTATTATTTCTATCGTGATAAATTTTGGTTGCATTCATGGGCAAACCTTATGCCGAAACATCACCATTTAAAAGGCGATTATAAATATAGCTATGAGAATTTTATTGGAAGGGATGATTGGCTAGATTATAATGTTGGTATAATGTCAGGATTGTATTTGATTAAAAATAAAATTGGTATTTTTATTGAATATGAACGCACAAAGTTTTGGGATAAAAATTTAATATTCTTAAAAACTGGTGTTAATATAATGCTATAATTATGACAAAGAATTTTAAAATTAGTGAATTTAAATGCAAAGGCAATCTCAAAGGTTGTGAATGTAAAATGACTGCTGATGTTAAAAACAATATTATAAAAGTTGCAGATCAATTGCAAATCCTTCGCGATAAAATAAATAAACCTATTAAAATAAATTCAGCTTATAGATGTGCCGATTATAACGATAATATTGTAAAAGGCGCAAAGCATAGCCAACATAAACTTGGAAAAGCCGTTGACATTGTTGTTGATGGAATGACGCCTGAACAAGTTCATAAATTAGTTTGTGAAATGATTGAATTGGGCCAATTAAATTTTGGTGGCGTTGGTAAATATAACACCTTTACGCATTTAGACATCAGAGATTATACCGCTAGATGGGATTATACAAAAAATTAGATTATGCCAAAAAAAGAATTTAGATCAACCACATTAGGTAAAATTTTATTAGGCGCTGCCGGTGTTATTAACCCAACATTAGGAAAAGTTCTTGAAGGCGTAACATCGCCAAAAGAAGCTATTGAACAAATAACTAAATCAGACGTTTCTAACGAAGATAAAATCAAACTTCAACAATTGATATACGAACAACAAAATAAAGAGATAGAAGCCATTACAAGCCGTTGGCAAGCCGATTCAATGTCAGATTCCTGGCTTTCAAAAAATGTGCGCCCTTTGGTTTTAATTTGGTGTATATGTATTTTTTCATTAGCAGGGATATTGGATTCAGTAGATTCTATTCCTTTTAATATAGGCACAACTTGGAATGATACTTTTGAAAAGGTAATGATGGCCGTTGTATTGGCTTATTTTGGTGGGCGTACTACGGAAAAGGCAACATCTTTATTTAAGAAATAATGGCGCGTAAACAAGCTAATATTATACATTATAAAAAGGTTCGCAGAAAACGCAAAGGCGTTCATTCTAAAAGCAAAACTTCGCATTGTAAAAACTCTAAAAATTACAAAAAAAAATATAGAGGTCAAGGCCGATAAATAACAAATTAAACTATTTTTATTTTTGTATTTTTGTAAATATTAAATAAAAAAATTAGTTTATGGCTTCCAATTTATATTATTCAAGTGATTTTCAAAAATTATCTTTCGGTGACAAAGGTTTAAGAATCTTGGCTGCAAGTGCAACTTCAACGGCAGGTGAAAACTTTTGCGCCATACAAGCAATTGAGGCATCCACAATTAGTTGTGATATTGACACTACTGGCGGTGACACTTCAATCACTTCATTAGCATTAAGCGCAGGATCAATTATTTATGGAAATTTTGATGACGTTTCTGTTGCAAGTGGAAAAGTTGTTTGTTATTTAAGATAATTCAGCATGATTGGATTAGGAATAAATATATCAACACCGACAGTTCCAAGTGAGATTAGCCAATTGTTAAGTCAATTGCAAAGTCGATCAACGTATTTTGAAAACGTAAAAGGTACAACTGAAACACTAACTGCTCTTGAAGGATGTTCAAGTTGCTCAAATTGTTAATATGGCAAATTCATTATTAGAAAAAGCTTCAATTCTTACAACACCTACTGCATACGATAATGGCTCTTTACATAGTGTTAAGCCTGTTCAATCTTTTGGTAGTGAACTTGTTACTAATGGTACATTTGACACAGATAGCGATTGGACTAAACAAACTGGTTGGTCTATTAGTGGTGGTAAAGCCATAAAAACGTCTGGTACTGGCTCTTTTTTAAGTCAGACTATACCAACAACAACAGTAGGAAAAAAATATAAATTTACTTTTGACGCTATTGTAACAAGTGGAGTTGCTAACGCAGACTTGTACGGAGTTACTATACCTGTTTTTAGCACATCTGGAAGTCAAGAACATACGATAACTGCAACCTCAACATCTGGATTTAAATTTTATGCTGCTGCTAATTTTGATGGCTCAATAGATAATGTAAGCGTAAAAGAAGTAATTGACGCAGATTTCCAATTTTCAAGAAATTCCAGTGCGACACGAGTAAACGAAAAAGGACTTATAGAAGATGTACAGATATTAAGTGGGAATTTAGTACAAAATGGAGATTTCTCTGAAGAAGGCTCGGAGTTGGTGATTAATGGTGATTTTAGTGATGGCTTAAATAGTTGGGCTATACATTTAGGAGACCCAACTGTTTCTGATGGAGAAGTTCATTTTACAGGTGATTTAATAAGACAATCAATATTAACAATTGGCAAAATATATAAAGTCACTGTTAGTGTTACAGAAGTAAACTCTGGTCTTGGTAAAATTCAATTAGGAGCAAGTGTAGTCTTGTTTAGCGGTCTTGTAGAAAAACAAACTTTTTACGTCACCGCAACAGATAATATTAATTTTTATATAGGTAGAAATTCAAACACAGATGATTTCAAAATAGACAACGTATCAGTCAAAGAGGTCGGACAGAATTGGAGTGGTATTAATGGCGCTACTTTATCTTTTGATTCTAACAAAGCCGAAGTTACTATTGCAGCTCAAAGTGGTAGTGGTTTAGCAAGTGATTCAACTGTACCTGTTCAATCAGGAAAAAAATATAAATTAGAAGCAGATGTAGAAATAGGAACATACACAGGAACTTCTGTAATTTTAAATTTATTAGGTCAAAGCTCTTCAGCAATTACTATCGCTTCAAGTGGAGTTACAAGAGTAAGTCATATTTTTAACGCCTCATCAACAACAAACACAAGTGCAAGAGTTTTAAGAGGGTCAGCAGATACAGGTACACTTTTTATTGACAACATATCAGTAATAGAAATCACAGAAGACACAGACTTACCAAGAATAAACTATACTAACTTTGATTATGAAGATGTTTTAGGAGATGAGTTGGTAA